CACTCTCCAGGAAACCCGGGGCGGTTCATTTGATAAGTATCTCAGTAGTCTGGGTAAAAACGCTCAGGGGACGCTGAAAACTTACAAGCAGATCAATTCAACGCTTAAAACGACCAATTCACGACTGAAAACGCTGTTTAAAACGACTGTATCCTGGGGGAGCAAAATTGCGGCGCTTGGTTCGGTCGGTGCTTTCGGGTACGGATATATGGCGAGCAAGGTTGCAGCGCAATACAGCGTGGCTCAGGGGCTGGGTATGGAAACCGCACAGATGCAGGCCGCACGTGCCACCTATTCGCCATATTTTTCTGGCACAGAAGAACTGGTTCAGCATCTGGCGAACGCACAGAAAAATCCAAATGATCCAAACTATGCTGGTCTGGTCAGTCTTGGAATTGATCCTCGAGATGGTGCAGCAAAGAATCTGCCCAAACTTATGAGCGCGCTTGCATCTCTCGTTAAGCAATATAAAGGTTCAGGACTTACTCAGGGGATTCTCAACGGACAAGGGCTTGGATTTGTTGATGTCGCGACAACTAACCAGGTGGAAGCGAATCTGGACAAGATCCCCCAACTGAACGAGAAATTTGCATCAAATACTAGGTTGCTCGGTGCTTACCTCACGCCAGCTATGCAGTCAGGTTATCAGGATACGGTGAGTAACCTGATGGTAAATGGAAACAGAATATCAAATTCCTGGTATGCAGCTCTCGCCAGATATAACCCACTAATCACAGGTGCATCTGATGGGCTGACATCCAATATTGAAGGTTTTCTGAATGGTGGAAATTTTCAGAAAATTCTCGCTGAGGCTGGCGAAGGGCTGGAGAAACTTGGTAAGTGGCTGAATAGCGAACAATTTAAAAATGATCTTGACGATTTTTCTCTGGCGGTGAGCCGGATTGCAAAAGCAATATGGTCAGCTATCAAATGGATCGGTGGGGAAGATAAATATCTCCCCGGAACCGGAGTTGGTGCTGAACAGGCAGATCCAGTTCTTGCGGCATTTGGAAATAAATATCTCGGTGGTGCGTTGCCGGGAGCAAACCCGATGACAAATCAGTATACGGGTGAGTTTTATAAACAGGATGATGTATATAAAAATTACCGTATGCCTAATGATTTAAAGAGAAATATTCAGAACTTTGTAGAGCAAGCCAATAATACTTATCGACTTCCTAAAAATATGATGTCAGCTATCGCAGAAGTTGAATCTTCGTGGAATCCTCTGGCAAGAGGAACTCCTGATGAAAAAGGTAGATTCGCTAAGGGGTTGTGGCAATTCTGGGATAGCACCGCAAAACAGTATGGTCTGGTGGGTGATGATGTTTATGACCCAAATAAATCCACTCTTGCGGCTGGCCGCTTTTTAAATGATCTGAATCGGCGTTATAAAGGCGATGTGGCAAAAATGCTTACGGCATATAACGGAGGTCGTATTGATAGAGATGGAAATCTAAGTTTGAGAATGGAGACTGTAAAATATTTAATTAAATTATTGCCTCAGATTCAGGGAGCCCTGGATCAACACCCTGGTATTATGAATCAGCTAAGAAATGCCAGAGATAATCTTCAGGGTGCTGGCAAAAATGCCCGCGCAATAATTGAGCTTCAGGTGCGACAATCGCCGGGTTCCGACATACTGGCACAACTCGCCGGAACGCAACAAATACCGGGGTAAAAGATGTCACTTAATTACTTTGGACAAGCTTTCAAACTGGCGTTTGAAGTTTCGCCCATTCTTTTAGTTGATGGCATAGCGTCGAAAATTCCTGGCGGGGTGATGCCGATTGCTGTTCTGACCGAAGGACTAAGCATCGCGAACGGTCTGCTGCATGGAGAGATTCGTACACGCTCGATGGCGGCATTCACGCCAATGGCCGGGACAACGCTGGTCCAGCAGGATATCTGCAACCTGAATTTCTATAACCAGGTAACGGCAGCGAATGCGACCGTCAGGAAGCCTAACCGGGTAGTCATGCAGATGATCCGTCCGGCATCAACGGAGGACGGTGGCTACACCACGAAGGGAATGACGTTCACGGCGCTGAAAATGGCGCTTGATATGCATAACCAGTATGGCGGTTGTTACACCGTTCTGACTCCGTCGTTTATCTATACGCGTTGCCTGATGCGGTCGTTTATCGATACATCCGGTTTCTCTGAGCAGAACAAGCAAGTGCAGCACACCTGGCAGATTGAATTTGAGCAACCATTGTCATCTGTCGAACAAACAGTAAAGACGCTGGCGAGCGTTCTGGATAAATTTGATAAAGGGATGCCGTCAGACGGTCCGCTATCGTGGTCAGGTATTAAGAACCAGGTCGTGCAGGAGTTTGGTATTGGCTTATGACAACGTTAATTCCTTTCAAACCGGACGGGCGAGGTCCGTTTCAGTTCACGGCCAGAATCGGAAAATATGAAACATTCGCCCGCGTTCCGTTTAATCTGTATGCAAATCGTTACTATCTGGAACTGAAAGACAGTTCTGGCGACGTGATTGTGTACACACCGTTGATCGCGTCACCTGACAATTACGACATCAATCTGGCGCTGCCTTGCTCGCCGGGGAAACTCGTTTTTCGTGAAAGTTCTAATCAGTTTGAGGTTTCGTAATGCGCTATTACCGACTGGAAATCATCAATCCTAAAACAGGCAAGCCGCCAGTGGATTGCAACGGTAAACCTATCGGGCCTTTTGATACCAGTAAAACCCCCGGGTGTGGGCTACATGTTGAATTTGATGTGGAGGTAGCGGGTCTTGATGTAGTGAATTCAGGAACGATGCTCACAATATACGGTTTGCCTATCGACATGCTGAAGCAAAGCGTGAGTTTGCAGGGGTGTCTGGTCCGTATGAAAGCGGGCTTTGTTGAGGGATTGCCTTTGGCAAATCCACAGCAACAGGGTGAGGTTATTTATGGCGAAATTTATCTGGCCTATGCCAACTGGATCGGCACGAACCAGACCTTAAACCTGGTAATAAATCCAACCGTACGCAAAACAGATGATGGTAAACCGTTCTCTATCGAGGGGGAGGGGCTTAAAGGGGAAAAGGTTGGTGATGTAATCTCCCGTGCGTTGCAAAAGGCATTTCCGAATAAGTTGATCGATTGTACTGTCAGCGACAGCCTCGTTTTGCCGGAACCGTGGAATGGAACCTACGAAGATATTGGTTCGCTGGCTATGGTCCTCCGTAGTGCTTCAATTGCAATGATGCGCGATGAGAAATACAGCGGAATCGCCATCAGTATTCTTTCCGACAGAATACGAATCTACGATAACGCATCGGCAAAGTGGGGTGAGCCAAAAACAATTCATGCCCATGAACTGGTCGGGCAGCCGACATGGATAGCGCCGTTTACCGTCAGCTTCAAATGCCCTATGAGGGGCGATATCAGATGTGGTGATGTGGTTAAACTGCCGGAGGGGCTATATTCAGGTGCTGCGTCGATTGTGATGGCTAATACAACGGCACCCAGCGTTATCGCAAAAAATTCGACCACGTTCACCGGGAAATTTCTTGTGAAATCGGTCAGACACATTGGTTCGTATCTGACAGCCGATGGCGATGCCTGGGTGACGGTATTTGAGGCATATGCTGAGAACTGGGCGAGGGTGTAATGTCAAACGCTCAAAAATTACCGTTTCTCCGAACGCTGTCGGAGATGATGACCAGTTCTGGTAACCAGCAAGCCGAGCTTAAAGGTCGTGAATTGCCCTGCCATGTTGTCGGTGTCAGCGGGCAGATAGTGACAGTTCAGTTTGATATGCTGCCGGAGGGGATCAACTTTCCGCAGATAACAATCCCTGTCGCCACATTCCCGTATATTCGTTACCCGATACAGCCGGGCGATCGAGGAGTAACAATTGCCGCTGATGTATCCCTGCGCGGTGTGTCCGGATTGGGAACCGGTATGGCGACGCTCTCTTACTCGATGTCGCTCACTCCACTGTTTTTCGTGCCACTGGCAAACAAGGACTGGTCCGACGAAGATCCGCAAAAGATCGTTTTGTACGGTCCGGATGGCGCGATCCTCAAAACAGAGGACGGCAGTAGCTCGGTAACGGTGGCACCGGAAGAAATCAGGCAAAAGTCGAAAGCTGTTTACCTCGAGGCCGAAGATATTTTCCTGAACGGGAAAATTCACCTCAACGGACCGATCGTCCAGGACAAAGCCCAGATGAAGGATACAACCGCTTCGCTGATTGGCCCGCTTACTGTGCAAAACGACGCGATGATAAAAGGTGTCAGCGCCAGCGGTCACAGCCACGATGTGACTGGGGTTCAAAGCGGCAACAGCACGATCACGTCAAAGAAACCAAATCCGGGTTAATACCGGTTCATTTCACTTTAAATTCTATCCATAAAGCGAAAGCCCCGACTGGGCAAACAGTCGGGGCTTTCTGTTTCTGACCTTGAATAAGGCAAGGGATAATTACGTATGTTTGGAGGTCTTCCGTGATTAATTTTAGCGGAGGAGACTGGATTGTGGAAGCTCTAAAATTGCTCGAAAGAAGTCCGGTTCTGAGAAGAATGTTTTATGCAGTTCTTATAGTTATCGGAGGGTTTGCAGTTGCTAAATCGCTTCCGGGAATCGCAGAGATCATAAAGGTTCTAAATGGATAGCGAACTGATTCTTAAGGCTGAGACAACCCCACAAGGAGCTGATAAGGCTGCGAGAATAATCGCAGTATGTCAGGGTATTCGGCATATTCTGACTCCAGTAGCGTGGATCATTTGTACCGCTCTGGCTACCGGTACCCTAATTTACTTGAAAGGTTGACGCATGAGAACATGGGGCCGCGTCACCGACGCGAACGGCAACAAAAAATGGGTTGCTGTAGAATCTGACGCCAGCGGTGATTTCTCCTACGGCTGGCTGACGACGCTCATTCAGACGTTAAAGCTGGGGTTGGGGGAGTCGCCGTTTTACGCGAATTACGGCATTCCAGCGCAGCAGTGCATCGTGCAGCAAATTTACCCGGACTACTATGTGAACATGGTTCAGCAACAGTTTGCCGGGTATTTTGCATCGCTGGCAATTTCAAAGGTAGATGGGGCAGAGAACCCCACCTATAACATCGATGTTGTGTTTTTTAATGGGACCAGTTACCGGACGCAGGTTCCGGTTTGAGTCAAATTTTCGGGCATCAGTTGGGCCAGTGGCGTGTTAAGAAGTTCATCGCGTGGCATGACAATCCATCCACTTTTGCGTAGTAAGTGAATTGCCCATTCTGTGGTTATAACTGAGCCTGATTTGTGGTGCTCAATGTGGGTAACCGAGCCGTTTCTGACGCGCATGATGATGTCAACATTCAGAGGGGATTGTGTGCTGGTGGTATCCTCGCGCAGCTTCTTCTCGCACTCGATGAAGTATCGGCGGATCTGGCGGCCTTTTTCGTTGCGCTCGACCATTGCCAGTTCTTTGGCGGTGTCCAGGGTGAGGTGGTAGTCCTTTTTCCCTCGTCCGTGACCTATTTCCCGTTTTTGGGAAATAGCTATGTAGTCCTGATTTTCTATGAATTCATACTCGCCGATTCGCTCGGTGATCCAAGTAGCAAAGCGTTTACCTACTTCGAGAAAGGTGTGCAGATCGCGAGCGTTGCAGAGAAGGGTAGTTTCGTTTGAAACAATGCCGTTGAATACGGGAATTAATTGGCTGGTCATAGAAACCTCGTGAAATTTTTTCGAAATTGTGGTGCCAGGAGGTTCGAAACGGCTTCACGAAACCGCGGACTTATTTCCCTTTCGGGTGTTGTATTCGTCGCCCTCCCGACATTGATCGGGGATGTGACCGCACATTGTGCCATCACTGAATTGTAGGCATAAAAAATCCAACACTGACGGGGTTGGTCTAGGCCGCGTGAAAGAGGTTTCGACGCCTCATGCGCATAATCATACTCAATAGCTCATGGATGTAAAGTCTGATTTGAATAGAGGGAAACCGTTGATAAAATCCGCATGAACATTTGATAATGAGGTGATTATGTCGGTCAGTATAAAAATTACACTCCCTTTATTTACAATTTTATTCGTCTCTTGGTGTGCGATTGGTACGCCAATTGAAAAATCAGAAAGACTCATTACTAATCAAGATGTTACTTTAAGCGAAGAACAGCGACAATTGCTTCAGCATATGAGAAATGAAATGATTGTAACTGATCAACTATCAGAATCGTGTCGCTTGGTTAGTGAAGGAAATGAAAAAGCGGCTTTAACAAAACTCCAAAGTATAGAATGGAGCAATACGTGGTTAAAAATTTCCAAAAATGGCGTTCATAATGACGGTATTATTGAGTACTTTAAGAAAAGACTGCAATTAGGTAGCGAAGGATGTGATGTTTTTACCCAAGATCTTATTCGTGGCGTATATTAAAAACAGCCCGCGTTCAGCGGGCTGTTTTTTTTGAGGTTACTTGTACTTACCTATTGTGCCACTGATTTCGCATGAATACTTACTGAATTCAGTAGGTACAAATTCAACGGAAATAATATCCCCTACTCTTAATGGTCTTGAATCAGACATTCTTATTTCATACTTTAATTCTGGATTTTTGAAATCAATCGCAGATAATCTTTGATCTGATAGTGAATTTACTTTAACTTTTGTTTTATACCAATGTTTGTTTAGATTTGAATTAAAAAATATTTTTGCGGAATCATCAGTGCTAAACTGATCGCAGATTTCGGAAATTATTTTGTCGCTTTTAACGACTGCTGTCTTATAAGATGATGATTCATTTTTAATATCTTCATCGGAAGGTGATGAAAAATGGCCAATTAAATAAAGTATAAAGACAACTCCAATTAATGTTCCACAGCCACCACTACTCCTTCCGCTTGATACAGAAATACCAGAAAGACCTTTTTTGTTGAAATAGAACCGCATTATATCTCCTTATAATGTATTCAAGTGATAAATAAATATGTCAGAAATACCAATTACTATGACCAGTGCGGGTGCGCAGCCTACGCCACCCAATGATTTGCTCGCAAATCTTATCACCAGAGTTGCTGAAAAAGTACCTGGATATACAGCCAACCTTCCTGCGGGACTTATTACAGACCTTGCCAGCACGGCAGTCGGGGCGCTGGCATTAATAGACCAGGCGCGGGTGGACCTTATTAACTCCGTAAGCCCATACGGCGCAAATATTCCGTTACTGATGCAACTCGGAAACATTTATGGAGCACAGAAGGGATTAAGTACAAATACGGCGGTATACGTGGTGTTTGAGGCGTTGCCGGGGTTTGGTATCCCTAAAGGATTTGTGGTTGGAGATGGTAACTACCAGTATGCGGTTTCCCGCGATACGGTGGTACCGGAAAGCGGGCAGACTGAGCCAGTCTACTGTGTGGCCACAACGTCAGGCTCATGGGCTGTACCGGAAGGGACTGTAACGCAGGTCATTACATCAGTACCCAAAGACCAGCCTGTAAAATGCACGAACCTTACCGCAGGTATGCCCGGTCAGGAGGCGCAGACATGGGCATCATATCGCGCCGAAGTTATGGAGTCCGGCATGTTTGGTGTGCAGGGAACACCGGATTGCTTTAAAGCGATGCTCAAATCAGTAAGCGGTGTGCGAGAAAACCTGATTTCTTTCCGGCAGTCGTCGCTGGGGAAATGGGTTGCGGTTGTTGGTGGCGGTGATCCGTATGATGTGGCTTATGCGATTTACAAATCTGTACCGGATATTTCGAAACTGACCAACGATGTTAGCAATCCATCCGGTGCGGCAGTGGAAAAACGCACGGTTTCAATAACCGTTTCACCGGACGTTTATCAGGTGCCGTTCGTTATCCCGTCATCACAAAACGTCATGGTGCTAATCACCTGGAACACGGTGTCTGATGATTATGTTGATCCGGCGGGTATTGCTATGGCTGTGCAGCAAAACGTTGCTGATTACATCAATTCAATTGAAGTCGGACACCCGATAAATCTTCTGCGTATCCAGGATATTTTTACCAGTTCCGTCAGGTTGCTGGTTGATGCGACGTTGATCTCAACAATCAGTGTGAGCATTGGTATTAACGGCCATATTGTTCTTCCGGCGAAAGACACAAGCCTGGTTTATGGCGATACCTATTCCTATTTTTCAACGGTGGCATCACAGGTTCAGGTCAACAAGTATGCAATATCTGACTGAGAAAATTCTCCCTGCTTATCCATTTGTGCAGTACAGAGATGATCCGAATGTTGTTGCGTTCTTTGATGCATACAATGAAATTGCTCAGGAATACCTCGATTCACTCAACAATCTGGCATTGCCATGCTGGACATCGGAATCAATAACCGGGCAATTGCTGGACTGGATTGCACTCGGGATTTATGGCGTTGAAAGGCCTTTACTACAGGTTTCCGAGGAGGCTATTGCACGCGGCGCATACGATACCATTGAATACAATACAATCCCTTATGCGGCAATGCGGAATTATGTTCCGGGGCAGGCATCGTATGTACCTGATGATTATTTCAAACGAATATTAACGTGGAATTTTTATAAGGCTGACGGTTCGCATTTCTGCATTGACTGGTTAAAGCGACGTGTGGCGCGGTTCATTCATGGAAAAAACGGAATAGACCCGCCGTTGCAGCACACTTTTGATGTGAGTGTGACAGTATCGGACAGCGTTTTTTCTATTCAGATACCAGAGTATGGCGATGGTATAGGCTATTTTCTGAAAGATGCCATTGACCAGAAATATGTAAAACTCCCTTTTATTTATTCCTATGCAACAACGGTGATTCAAAAATGATTCTTGGATTTGGCAATAACGTTGTTTCAGCACTGGCTGGTGATATCACCACGATTCAGACTGATATTCCGGTAATGCCCGGTACAGGGGCTAAATTTGCAAAATTGCTTTCTGCCGATTTTGAAAATAAATCGAACGGGCAACGTGTCTATGCAAAAATTACGCTTACCGATAATAAAGAGTCTGCATTTGAGATTTGTCACCTGGTATCGGTAAGCGGTGATGTGTTGAAAGTCATTCGTGGGCAGGAAGGAACAACCGCGAAAGGTTGGTCCCTTAATGACGTTGTGGCTAACTTTGCCACGCGTGGTTCGGAAAACCATTTCGTACAGATAGCGCAGCTTCAGAGTGGTCATTATATTGCGGGAGTTGCTGGCGGCACTGCAAACGCGCTGACTCTGGAGCTTCCCGCGACGTTTTTTGTTAATGGAGGTACAGACTGGACGCTACGAACCCCGATTATCGTTTTCCCCGTTCAGAACAATACCAATGCCGCGACACTTCAATTAACACTGGGCGGAAAGGTTCTTGGTACGTTCCCGCTTTATAAGGGGAACAAGTCCGAGCTGGTAGCGAACGATATCATTAAGGGTATTCCTTTGATTTGCCTTCTTGATAGCGAGAAAAGCTATTTCAGCGTGATAAACCCCGGCAATATCTATTCAGATTTTGATCTGCGATATGTAAAAAAATCTGGTGATTTGATGACCGGGGAACTGAAAATCCGTGGTGTT